ATAGATTCGTCCTCTATCTCACACATGTTACTGCTATCCTTTTTATAGAATTTCATTTCACCCCCTGTAGAATGGTGTTTTGCTTTCAAGTTTAAGTATTTCATATCTAGTCCTATCAGATACATCTTTCTTGCCTTGTAATCTTACTACTCTTACCGATGGTATGAATGGAGACAATGATTCTGCTGCTAAGTAAGCTCTTTCTGTAGCACCTGGATCGAATATTATTGATATTGACTTAAGGTTCATGCCAAGAATAGTGTTCCTCTGAGAAGGAGATAGTCTTGATCTAAAGACAGCAGCAGAGTCATCTCCCATTCTCCAGCAGTCTGTTGGCCCTTCAAGTAGATAGATATGCTCAAAGCCATACGCTGAGTCATAGTTGTAAAGAAGGTTTTTTATCCTTTCTGAAGACTCAAAAAGGCCAGAGTTCTTATATCGGTTATCGCTTTTTCCTGTGTAATCCCTTCCTACGAATGCTACAAGTTTTTCTTCTTTGTATATCGGGATTATTATTCTTCCGCTGAATCTGATATTGTCTGTTACTTTCAGGTTATGCTTTGCTATTATTTCTTGGTTGAATTTTCTTTTTGATAGGTATTCTAATGCTTCACGAGTGTACTCTCTATCAGGCCTAATGTCATAGCACTTTTCAGGAAGATAGCACTTCTTTGCTAAACCATTGCTGCTTTCAGTAGTATCTATTATTCCAAATTCCATACCATTATCAATAAGTACGTCTTTGACTTCTTTCCAGCCTAGACCTGATGCCTCTCTAAGAACAGAGATTATGCTTGGCCTCTTTGCCTGATCAGAGAAGTCACAAACCCAACAGTTCGTAAAACAATTCGATTTACTTATTCCAAGATGCTTTTCTGCTCCACAAAATGGACAGTCCACATTCAGGTCGTTACTTCCGACATTTTTTCCACTTGTCTTGAAATCAATACCAAGTTGATTTAAAACATTCTCTATGTCTATCATGCATCCATTCTCCTGAGTAGTCTTTCGTGGCCTGAAGTAGCAAGTTTTTTCTGTAATGAACTTGTTCTTGCCATTTCAACAGGATTTTGCCCATTAAGTTCAGCCAATTTTGCTACAGCAGCAACTGATAGTGCTGGCTTACCCGCTTCAATTGCGGCTTCTGCAAAATCGGACAGTTTTCTGTGGATTGTCATGCGCCCAAGCCGGCCCCAAAGCTTTGCATCAGTCATAGTTCTTATCCTCATTCTTTCATGTTCAATTCCTACCATTTTGGCCCCCTTTCTGTTTCTTGCTTAATTTGCTCATCATGATTTCTTTATAATGATTCTGCCACCATTCCTTAGAGTTGTTGTTTCTTCCTTTTCCTTCTGCTATTATATTACACGAGTGACAAAGCGTCAATATGTTTTCTGGTCTTATATCTGCCTTATTGTAATTTATGTGGTGTCTATCAAGTCTAGCCCCTATCTTCTTGCACATAGGGTTTTGGCATTCATCGTTGTCTCTCTTGAAGATGTCATCTCTTAGCGGTTTCATGGACCAGCCCTTCTGGTTGTATTTTTGCTGTTTTCCTCCACCCCACATAGGGTTATTTTCTCCACAAAGCTTTCCTTTCATTAATTTCGATATTTTTCTTTTTGTTTCTTCTGAATGCTTCATTCCGTAAAATGGATGTTCCTCTCCCTTTCTGCTTATCTTTAGCTTTGATTCTTCAGTGTGTTTCTTTCCGTAGAACGGGTTATTGCTGCCTCTTTTTGCTCTGCTAATCTTATCTCTTACTTCAGCAGAAAATTTCCTACCTTTGTTAGCATGGCCAAGAAGAACGCTGCAACCAGGTGTGACTTCTCCTCCACATCCGCACCTACAAAACCTTCTTTGTGGTCTTTCTAGTTCACTAGATATCATCTTCGCCTTTCAAGAATTTCTTCGCATCAACGATGCCGTCAAAAGCGTCCTTCATTTTAGCTAAGTTCTTATACATCCCAACTTCTACTGTCCCTTTGCCTACCAGATAGTAGAAAAAACAACGCCTTGTCTGTCCTCCACGGTGAATCCTTTTGTGAGATTGCTGGTGTGTTATTAGTGAGTGGCTCGTTTCATAATAGATACAGTATGTTCCTGCTGTCAAGTCTATGCTAGCTCCACCGGATTTAATTTGTGCTACTAGTATTCTGCATTTTGGGTTCATTTGGAACTTTCCATGCCACTCAGCATACTTATCTTTTGTTTCTCCGCTTAGAGATGCAAATTCAACTTTTTTCTTTTTCAGGAAATTCTCAATTATCTTCCTACTCATCGTGTACTCAACAAAGATTACAACCTTTTGCTCTTTGTATACATCTTCAATAGTCTCCCAAAGCAGATCAAGCTTTGGGTTCTTTTTGAATATATGGTCGGAGCTTTTTATGAACCCACTTGATATTGTTCTGAATGCAATAGCCTTATTTGATATCTCAGCAGTAAGGTCGCTTGATTTTCCTTCTATAAGCTCGTTGTACACCACTTTCTGCTCTTCGCTAAGAGAGTATGTAAGCGTATGGAATATCTTTTCAGGAAGATCTGAGCACTCTTCCTCTGTATATCTTAAAGCTTTGCTATAAAGCTTATTCTTGACAAACTTCTCTCCAGTCTTAGTCGGCACCCATACTGGTCCCCAGAAGCCTTTATCTTCAAAGTATGCGTCTCTGAATCTACTAAAGCTTGACCCAAATGTCTCGCCATAATCTATCACAAAATATTGTGACCAAACATCCAGTAATGTGTTGCCGAATGGAGTTCCTGTTAGAAGTAGGCGGTTGTTGAAGTTATTGCTTATTTTTTTTATTATTCTAAATATCAGGCTTTTTGGTGATTTTACTGTATGTGATTCATCAAGTATAAGGAAATCAAAAGGTATTTTCATTAGCCTTTTCAGCAGCTGTGGGTGTATAACTTCTTTATTTTTCCCTTCATCATTTTTCTTGACTTTTACTGTTATTAGGCTTCTTAGTCCTTCATAATTTATGACGTAGAAGTTTGATCTGCTATGGAATATATTCCACTTTTCATCTTTATTCCCTCTTACACAAACAGCAGATAGATTAGAGTGAATTTCAACCTCATCTTTCATTTTTTCTACTGCTGAGTTTAGGCATACAAATAATACTTTTATTTTCTTTTTATATCCATCAAAGTATCTTACTGTATCTATTGCTACTTTTGTTTTACCTGTTCCGAGATCAAGTGCGCTTAAGAACCCATCATTCGATGTACTGGCAAGAAAAGCGGCTATCTGGTGCGTCCATGGATTAGTCTTGAATTCAAAACCTTTTGGCACCATCTCCATTAGTTGGTCTCTGCTAAACGTCTTAAGCTCATTCCAGTCTGTCAAAATTTCACCGTTGTGGTTTGTTTCCTTTTTCCATTATTGGGAATTTCTCCATCATATCGTTGTACGATTCTTGATTAACGAATCTTCCATATTTCATTATGAACTGTCCAATTTCATAATTCCTCTTAACCCAAACTTTTGCTCCTTCCGACCCATCTGTGTTTTTGAATAGCCATAGCCTATATATCCACTTTTTTTTCTCATCCTCTAAAGCGTTTATGCTGATGCCTACAGTTGCTTTCCTGAATTTATTTATGTTATCTCCGACAGATGCTGCTCCAAGCCAGACTTTGGTTTCACCAGCCCTTTGTGCTTGTGTTGTGGTAACAACACATTTGTTTTCATTTTTAGCATAATTCTTAAGATAGGTGTGAATAGCAGTATTCGCTTCAAGCTTATTTGCGAATTTGCCAAAAGGAGGCTCTAGATCATCGGCTGAGTCGAAAAGTATTGGGTTTATTATTTTTCCTGTTCTTGTTTCCACTTCTTCTATAACAGCTGGAAGCTCGTCAACTTTCATTCCCTTTTCTTCTTCTGATAACAGGAATATGTCCGCACCTTTATTCATGGATGATGTTATATGTCCTCTAACTTTTGCTGGCTTATCAAGGACATCTTCGATTTTCATTCCAGAGAATGACATTCTAAATCTTAGCCTTGCTGTTTCATTAGACATTTCAGTTGGTATTACAAGAGGCGAGTGGCCAAACCTTACAGCCATCTTTGCTAAGTGATTTATGCACCAAGACTTTCCGGCACCTAGGAAAGCTTGTATGACAACGTAATTTTTAGGCTTTAGCCCACCTTTCAGTTGGCTGTCTATAATGTCTATACCAAATCTTGTGACGAAGTCTCTCTTCTGTATGCTATCAAGTGGATCATATAATATGCTTTCAGCTCCTTTTCTTCCTATTGAGCTATCTGCTTCAATTACAGCTTCTCTTAGAACATCAATAGCAGTATCAGGGTCTATATCAACTCTATCTTGCATCTTCAGAAGCGTGTTTGTTACATTTTTTATTATCCTTGTTTTTATAAAAAAATCAACCTTGTCTTTTATGTAATCCTTTGAGAACTCTGGAATTGAGAATACATTAATCAAATATTCATCTATTATTGCTTTGTCTTCCTCTTTTATCTTTTTGCGTCTTACCTTTTCATCTATCTCTACAAGTATGTTATCACCTGGAGCCTTTTTATATTTTCCGTGAAACTCTATAGCAGTTCTGTACACTTTTTGTCTAACATCCGATGCAAAATGTTTCGGCTCGATTCTTTTTCTTATTGCCTGTGCTAAGAATTTAGAGTCTAATATGCAAAGGTACATTATCCTATCTTGGTCATCAGAGTTAAGCGTAAGTTCCATTCACACCTCTATGAAGTCGTCAAATTCGGTTATCTCTATTTCAAAGTCTGTTCCATAGTCAGTTTCGTAATCTTCGCTTATCAAGTATTCTTCTCCATACTCTCTTTCAAATTCACTTGTCCATTCCTCAAACCTGATTTTGTTCGATACAGAAGGGCTTAATTGATTTATGACAGGTATTCTTCCAAATCGTGCGTAATAGTTGTATACGCAGAAGTAGTAATCTTTTAGCATACTTGATATCTTATTTTTATTTCTATCTCTGAATTCTTCCAGATATTCAGTTATGTTAAGAAAAAGTAAAAAGTATCTGCTTTTTGGGTTTTTATGGATTTTGAGTTTGTATAGGTGTTTTTTGCTGTTAAAGCTTGGACCTACTTTTCTATCAAGGATTTCTACTGCTATCCTTACAGCTTCCTCTCTTGCCCTTTTCCTTTTTGGTCTTTTCATTTGTGTTATTCTTTAGCGTGGAGTGTTAGAAGTAGTAGAGTTACTTTCTTTTTATAAAGTAGTTATATCTAAAAGTAAAGTTTTTTTTACTTTTTTCTTTACTTTTCACGTTCTACAGTCTATATTATTGTAAAACCAAAAAAAGGAGATTGTTATGGGCAGAAGATTATTGACCATTGATGAGTACAGAGACAACCTAGAGAAGAAATTTGGAAGCAAATTCATAGAAGACATGGACTCGATATTTAGTGGCGACATAACGCTTGCTCAAGTAGCAAGAAAGAACAAGATAGCAAAGATGCGTGTCTCACAGTTTTTTAAGAGAATGTATGGTAAAACATTCAGAAAAGCAAAAACAGATGGTTTTGCTAAAGATGCTTCTGGCAATTTATTTTCATTTGAACCTGGTAAGTCTAAACAGTTTATGATAATGCTTCCAGAGGAGTTGTATGCAAAGACAAAAGAGTACTCTGAGAGCATGGGGCTGAGTATGGCAGTTATTATTAGAGATTGTATGAATGACTTTTTCAGTAAGGATGGCTTGACAAGGCTTAGTAAAATCTTCAGATAAAATCTCCTCCTTCAATATTTTTCTTTACTATTCTGGTAAACCATAGTATCGTTTAAATCATATACACATGGATATAACCAGATTCCCTTTATTTCCAACCATTTGCAGGGATTACTGACTTGGCTACAAGACGGTCTGATGAGCACACAAGGATACTTAGGCAAAGTATTGTTTCTTCTGCAAGACTTCGTGGACTAACAATAAACGATATATATGCTCTTTTTGCAAAAGAGGAGATTTTCAATCCAAGAACAACTGAGCCTTGGTCTGTATCAACAATTCAATCTGACCTAAGAGAACTTGAGCAGCAATGGAAAGAAGATGCTGCAAAAAATACTGCCGACCACAGAGCAAGAGTTTTGGCTGAGATAAGAGAAGCGAAAGCTTCAGCTTGGAAGTCAGGTAAGCTGTCTCTTGTTCTAAGAGCAATTCAGCAAGAGGTTGATCTTCTTGGTCTTAATGAGCTGGAAAGAATGGGTGTCGAGATTGCTCTTGCTAATCTCCTTAAAGGTCTGCCTGCCGAAATAGCTGAAAAACTCAGAGATGTCCTTTCAAAGAAAGTAGCCGAAAGAAAGAGTCTTGCCAGAAGCACAAAGGTTATAGAGTTTAACAGGAGTTCTGGTTAATGGAAGCAGCAATAAGAGAAAACATAGATATACTTTGCGATAATATACTTGAGTCTTATTGTATTGAAGATATAGAAGCGGCTTTATCTGAGGCTGACTTCTCCCTCTATAAAGATAGGCCTGTTGAGTTCTGTGAAGAAGTCCTAAAGCAAAGGCTTACAGATGATGTTAAGCGGATGCTGGCAACTGTTCTTGATAACCAGATAACTGTTGCTGTATCTGCTAATGCTGTAGGCAAGACTCATGGCGCTGCTTGTGCGGCAATATGGTTCAAGAAATGTAGGCCAGGAGCACAAGTTATTCTGGCTGCTGCTCCACCAGCAGAAAGAAACTTGAAAGCGAAGCTTTGGGGCGAGGTAAGAACACAGATTAAGATTAACCCATCTGTATTTAAAGGAGATAAGATAAATAGCCTTTATCTAGAAGATGGTAATGACCCAAAGAGTAGTATACAAGGCGTGACAATACCTATGAGCGGCTCTGTAGATGAGCGTGAGGCAAAGTTTTCAGGAATACATGCTCCTAACCTTCTCTTCGTCTTAGATGAAGGAGATGCCATTCCTGATGAGGTGTATAGAGCAATTGAGTCGTGTATGAGTGGAGGGTTTTCAAGGCTTCTTGTCATGTTCAATCCTAAGAGAAGGTTAGGGGCTGTTTATAGGATGATAAGGGATGGTAGATGTAAGACTGTCTATATGAGAGCATTTGACCATCCGAATGTCATAACAGGTGAAGATATTATTCCTGGTGCTGTGACTAGAGAGCAGACAGTAAAGCGGATAAATGAGTGGACAAAGCCTTTGCACAAAGACGATGATCCAGATGGCTCATGTTTTGAGGTTCCTAGTTTTATTGTTGGCTCTACAGCGATAAACGATAGGGGTGATGTCTATCCTCCATTACAATCAGGAATGAGGAGGATAGAAGAGCCACAGTTTTCTTACATGGTTCTTGGCGAATATCCTCTTCAATCTACACATCAGCTTATAAGCGTTGAATGGATAGACATGGCAAGGACTAGGTGGGATGCATACGTTGCTATGAGCGGCGAAAGTCCACCTATTGGTGTTAATCCAATAATGGGTCTTGATGCGGCAGACTTAGGAGAAGATTATAACACATTGTGCATAAGGTATGGTGGATTTGTTAAAACAATAAAGCGTTGGCATGGAATGGATTTGAAACAAACAGCAAATAGAGCAGGAATGTTCTATCACGAGAATGAAGGG